GTCGTGTGTTGGATTTCGCACAAAAAACAGGAAGGCGGAAAAATGGGAAGGCAGAAAAAAACAGAGCTTGAGAAAAAGCTGGCCGGGAATCCTGGCAGGCGACAGGTCCGGGACGATATCGAGGTTCAGGCCATCGCAGACCCATCTCCGCCACCGGGAATGGACGAGAACCAGGCTGCCTATTGGCATCTTTATGCGCCCTACATGGTTAAGAACGGCCTCTTGACGGACCTGAACAGGAAGGACCTGGAGCGCCTTTGTATGGTTGAGTGTAAGGCCGATCAGATATTCAGGGACATGGCCGTGGGCGAGTTGCCGGAATACCAGGAAAAGAAAAACTATCATGGAGAGGCCGTTGATATTGTTGAAAGCATTTATTCAAAGCACTTCCGCCACTTTTGCACCATTATTAGGACACTGAAGGCTGATCTGAGGATACGGACTGATAAATTAAATGCAGTTATCAAAAAAGAGAAAAAAAGCAAGTTTGGGGGGTTATTGAATGGCGGCAAAAAATAGCACCAGGGTAAAGAGAATCATCCAGTTTATAGAGAAGTTGACCGTTCCTTCCGGCAAGGGGGAGGGATCGGCTTTCAAGATGCGCCCATTCCAGAGAAAGTTCATCCGGGACATTTACGGTTCCGTCGATAAGAACGGGCGGCGGGTGGTTCGCCGGGCCATCCTGAGCCTCGGGAGGAAGAACGGGAAAGGTCTTGCGCTCGATACGCCTATTCCTACCCCCGCAGGCTGGAAAACAATGGGGGACATCCAACAGGGTGACTATGTGTATGGGGTGGATGGTAAACCAACGCAAGTCTCTTTTGTTTCCGAGATCCACACTGACCTCAAGTGCTGGCGTGTCACGTTCAGCGACGGTTCGTCGGTGGTGGCCGACGAGCAGCACCAATGGTTTACCAGGCACAGATACCGCCCGTGGGCAAACTACCCGAAAAAAAGGAATGGGGCCGGCGGATGGTGGAGGGAAGGGGTGCTAACGACTCCACAAATAGCGGAAAGCGTAAAAGTCCCACGGCCTGATAATGTCAACGAAAATAACCATAAAATACAGTGTGCGGCACCTCTTCAATCGGAAGACATTAATTTACCCGTTCACCCGTACCTCCTTGGGCTATGGCTCGGTGATGGGTCATCTTATGGGCCAAGGATCACGTGTGGCGATGTTGATCTGGAAAATATTTACAACGCGATCAACAACGAAGTGTCACACGATATATCTATTTCAAGGCAACGCAACAGGTCTGCAACAATTAATATTTCTGATGGAATTAAAAATAGGATGAAGTCTTGTTTAATGAAAGACCTCCGCAGTATGGACTTACTCCAAAATAAGCACGTTCCAGAAATATATTTCTCAGCAGGGACTAAACAAAGGTGGGCACTCCTACAGGGCCTTATGGATACAGATGGCACTGTCACGAGATGCGGCGGCCAGACAACTGCCCGGTGCGGCTTTACGTCTACAAAGGAAGCCCTTGCGGATGGTGTTTGGAGACTTGCACGATCCCTGGGGCTCAAAGCCACAATAAAAAAAGGCAATGCGAAGCTAAGCGGGAAAGTTATTGGTCCTAAATATGATGTTGCCTTTTCTGCAAAAGCATCCGAGCCGGTTTTCAGGCTGGAAAGGAAGCAATCTTTACTCCCAGATGAGCTAGGGAAGCGAAGCCGAACGCTGTCAATTATATCTTGCGATGAAGTGGAATCGGTCCCGACAAAATGTATCCAGGTTGAAGCGGAGAACCATTTATTTTTATGTGGGCATGGGTGCATCCCTACGCACAACACCGCCCAAATTGCCTGCCTTGCCCTGACTCACCTTGTCGGCCCGGAGGCGGTCAAGAACGGGGAAATCTACTCGGCGGCCAACGACAGGGACCAGGCGGCCCTTGTTTTCAAATATGCGGCCCAGATCGTCCGGGCGGATCCCGAGCTTGAATCTTTCATCAAGGTCATCGACAGCACCAAGACCATGATCAGCGTGATCAATGGCTCTATTTATCGGGCGGTGTCTGCTGAGGCTGGAACAAAGATGGGACTGAACCCAACGGTCTGCATATTTGATGAACTCGCCCAGGCAAGAAATAGAGATTTATACGATGCCCTTGATACCTCCATGGCCGCCCGGGAGGAGCCCCTTTTTATCGTTATTTCGACCCAGAGCAATGATCCGCAACACATCCTGTCGCAGTTGATTGACGACGGCATTTCCGGGCATGACCCGACGACGGTTTGCCATCTCTACGCCGTCCCGGATGATGCGGACGAGGAGGGGATTTATTCGGATCAGAAACTTTGGAAGCTGGCGAACCCGGCCCTCGGGGACTTCCGGTCCCTGTCTGAGATGAAGACGGCGGCGAAGCGGGCAAAGCGTATGCCGTCCTTTGAGGCGTCCTTCCGAAATCTATACCTGAATCAGAGGGTGGACGCGAAATCGCCATTGATCCCCCGGGCCGAATGGGAGGGGTGCAGGGGCGATGAAGAGATTGAACCGGAATCGGAAATATACCTGGGCCTTGACCTTTCGGGGAAGACGGACCTGACGGCTCTTGTGGCGGTATCCGCCGGCGAGAAGGACATCATCCGCCCCTGGTTCTGGAAACCGGAGGCGACGCTTCGGGACCACGAAAACAGGGACCGTGTGCCGTATTGGGCCTGGAAGCAGGGGGGCTTCCTTGAAACGACACCCGGCAGGGCTATCCAGTATGACTGGGTGGCTGATAGGCTTGCCCGGATCACAAGGGAATACAGGGTTCTTGGTATGGCCTATGACAGGTGGAGCATTGACGATCTTCTTAATGCGATGGGCCGGATCGGGTTCGATGCTTACGTTGACGGGAAGGACAAGCCCCGTGCCGGTGCTTTGCGGTTGGTCCCATGGGGGCAGGGATTCAAGGACATGGGGCCTGCCATTGATGCCATGGAGGTGTCAATCCTTGAGAGGAAGTTGATACATGACGGTCATCCCATCATGGTCTGGAATATCTCAAATGCCATGGGGGTGGATGACCCGGCAGGCAACCGGAAGATCGACAAGAGCAAAACGAGGTTCAGGATTGATGGGGCCGTGGCCCTGGCGATGGCTATGGGGCTCAAGAGTAGGGATATGGCAGAGGGTCCCGCTATTTCCGCCTACGACGGCCTCACCATCGATGAAATCAAACAAAGAATGGCTTACTGAAAGGAGAGAATGAAACGGGAGAAGCGAAACGCAGAATGGAACAGGGGCTCAAGGCCCGCGCCCTCCGCCCGGGAGAGCAGATCCCGATAACGCAGGAGATGCTTGATGGTGCCGCCCCGAAAAAGTGTGAATGCGGGTGTGATTTGTTCATCCCGGCAATCAGGGTTTACACCATATCGCCTTTTGCGCCGGGGAATCCAGTTGGTAAGGAGCTGACTGGCACAGCAGCCGGTTCTGGTGTGCATGGAGTGCAAGGATGTTTTGAAGTAACAAAAAACAGGGGGGAACAATTGACAGAACTGCCAAAAAGGGAACTGCTGAGGCCTGATGAAGTGGCGAGATATTACTCCGTCACGGTGAGGACTGTCCGAAACTGGATCTATGACGGGAAAATCACCGCCGTCAAGATTGCCCGGAACGTGATCCGGGTCCATCGGTCATCCCTCGTAAAAATGGGCCGTCCCGTCGAAGACGAATAAAAAAGGCGGAAAACAGCGGAAACCAGAGGAAACCAGTGTAAAGACATAAATCTTTAATCATGCCACAATCTCACCGTAAGTTCAACGTTGAGTGAACAGGATGCGGTGAGAAAATTCCGGTTTGGAAAATTTGAGTCCCGGGAGTCAGGCCATGAAGCCTGATTTTCGGGATTTTTTGCTTTTCGGGGGCCTCGGTCTGTTCGGTTATGGCCTCTATATCGGGATTGCGCCGTGGGTGTCCTTTGTCGCCTGCGGGGTGATTGTCATGCTGATAGCCCTCTCGACGGGGCCGGTGGAGAAATAGCGTGGGAATCGTCGCCAGAATCCAGAATCGGGTCAAAAACCTGTCCCTGACGGATGAAAAAGCCTGGTCTCCGTCACTTTGGAACCTTGTAGGCTCCCGGTCCCTGTCGGGCGAGACCGTGACCGAGCAGACGGCTTTGACCTACTCCGCCGTGTGGAACGCCGTCACCCTCATCTCCGGGACGATATCGACACTTCCCCTCCATTTGCTCCGTAAAGACGACAAAAAGACGAAAATGGTCACGGAAAAGCGCCTTTTTCGCGTTCTCCATGACCGTTTTAACCCCTATATGACCGCCCAGGTGGGCCGGGAAGTCATGGCCGCCCACATCCTGACATGGGGGAACTGTTACGCCGAGATCGTCAGGAACCGGATGGGGGAGGTGGTGGAGCTGTGGCCCATCGGCCCGAACCGGGTCCGCATGGAGATGAGCGAGGGGGGGCCGATATACCATATTCGGGTCGATAACGAGGAAATCCCCTTCACGCGAGAGCGCATTTTACACATTCCCGGCCTCGGATTCGACGGATTCATGGGGTATTCGGTCATCGCCATGGCCCGGAAGTCCATCGGGCTGTCGATGGCGATGGAGACCTTCGGGGCTCTCTACTTCGGGAACGGAACTCATCCCGGGGTCGTGGTCCAGCATCCCACCGCACTTTCGGCGCAGGGGCACGAAAACCTTAAAAAATCCCTGACAGAGACTTACAGCGGCCTTGGTCGGTCTCATCGCCTCATGCTCCTGGAAGAGGGGATGACCATTGAAAAGATCGGCATTCCGCCTGAAGATTCCCAGTTCCTCGAGTCCCGTCAATTCCAGATTCCCGAAGTGGCCCGCTGGTACAACCTCCCGCCCCACAAACTAAAAGACCTGACCCGGTCCTCGTTCAACAACATCGAATCGGAGCAAATATCGTTCGTCACCGACTCGATCCTGCCGTGGCTGATCCGGTTGGAGCAGAATTACAACCTTCAGCTTCTCACGGATGATGAGCAGTTCAAGCAGAGGATTTACACCCGCCACAACGTGGACGGGCTCCTGCGGGGAAACCAGAGGGACCGGGCTGAGTACTACCGGATCATGTTTGGAATCGGGGCCATCTCGATGAACGAGATTCGGGAGAAGGAGGATTGGGATCCGAACCCGAACCCCTACGCCGACGAGCTGTTTATCCCCGTCAACAACATGATTCCCTTGAGCAAGATCGATGAATTCCTGGCGAAGGGATCCGCACCGAAACAGGAACCCGGGAACGGTCAGGAGAACAGGTATTACGGGGCCATCCGGCCGCCGGAAACGATAACGGTTGGAGACATTCGGGGAGAGAAATACGGAGGTGAAAAACGATGAGAGTCACAAACCGCAGCCTTTTCAAACCCCGAACCCGAGGGAATTACAAGATTGAGAACAAGGCGGAAGAGTCCACCGTCTATCTCTACGATGAGATCTCCTGGCTCGGGATTCAGGCCGAGAAATTCGTCAAAGATCTGAACGCCATTACATCCAAGACAATAAACATCCGGGTGAACTCCCCCGGGGGGTCCGTTTTCGACGGGACGGCCATTTTCAATGCTATCAGGCAACATAAATCCAAGGTTATCGCCCACATTGACGGTCTCGCGGCCTCTATCGCGTCCGTGATCGTCATGGCTGCGGATGAAGTCAGGATGGCCGAAAACGCCTTCCTGATGATCCACGACCCTTGGTCAATCGTCATCGGCACCGCCCAGGACATGAGGGACGAGGCTGATCTGCTTGAGAAGGTTGGCGGGACCATTGCCAGGTCATTCATGGACAAGTCCGGCAAGGACGAGGCTGAAATCCTTGATCTGATGGCCGCTGAAACGTGGTTTTCGGCTCAAGAGGCCCTCGATGCCGGGTTTATTGATCATATTTACGAGCAAAAGACGGAAAAGGCGCAGGCGGTTCTGTTTGACCTGTCTGCATTCGCAAACGTGCCGGACGACCTGAAAGAGCGGAAGTCGGCACCAACGGCAAGGGATGCTGAGAAAGCCTTACGGGACGTGGGCTTTTCCCAGTGCCGAGCAAAGGCCATCCTTGCGGAGGGGTTCCCGGAAGATCAACGGGACGCTGATCCGCCAGACCCTGACCCGCCCCCGGAAGTGCAACGGGACGCTGCCCCGCCGAGGCTGAATGACCCGACGTTCGCCCTGCTGTTGAAAGGCGAGAAATTCTTTCAATCAAAACCTATGGAGGCATGAAATGAAGACGATAAGTCAATATCGTGAGGATATCAAAGCCCTTATGAAAAGGGTTGACGACCTGAAGGCGAAGGCCACCGCCGAAAACCGGAACCTCACTTCTGACGAGGTGGCCTACATGAAAGAGGTAAACGCGGAGATTGCGAACCTCTCTGACATGGTGAAGACCCTGGAAGAGAGCGAGAACCTTCACGCTTCCCTCAACGAGCCCCCGAAGCCCCAGACGGTGGAAAAGAAGAAGGCCCCCGTCGGTTCCGGGATCGAGGTCAAGGACAAGGAGCGTTTCAAAACTGTCGGCGAGCAGATGTTCGCGGTCATGCGGGCCGGTCAGCCCGGTGGTCACGTTGATCCCCGGCTCTACAATGCCACGGGTCTCAATGAGACGACCCCCTCGGATGGCGGGTTCCTCGTGCAGTCCGACTTTTCGAGCGAGCTTCTCCAGGAAGTTTTCGAGACGGGCATCCTTGCCCCCAAGTGTCGCAGGATTCAGATCTCCGGCAATGCCAACTCCATGAAGATCAACGGGGTTGACGAGACCTCCCGCGCCTCTACTCGGAGCGGTGGAATCGTCGGTTACTGGAAGGACGAGGCCGCCCAGAAGACGGCCAGCAAGCCGAAATTCCGGCAGATTGAGTTGAACCTCAAGAAATTGATCGGGCTTTGCTACGCCACTGACGAACTCCTTCAGGATGCTTCCGCTCTTGAGGCGTTCATCCGGCAGGCCTTCGTCGCCGAGTTCGGGTTCCTCCTGGATGACGCCATCGTGAACGGCACGGGCGCCGGGCAGCCCCTCGGGATTCTCAATGCCGGGTGTCTTGTTTCCCAGGCGGCGGAAACCGGGCAGAAGGCGGCTACGGTGGTTGCGGAAAACGTGATCAACATGTGGTCCAGGCTTTTCGCCAGGTCTCGCCCGAATGCCGTGTGGCTCATCAACCAGAACATCGAGCCGCAGCTTTTCACCATGTCCCTCGCTGTCGGGACGGGCGGAGTTCCCATCTATATGCCCGCTGGCGGCCTCTCCGGTCAGCCCTACGGGACGCTTTTCGGTCGTCCGGTCATTGCTATCGAGCAATGCGCCACCCTCGGGACCGTGGGTGATATCATTCTGGCCGACATGGGCGGATACATCCTCGCGGAGAAGGGCTCGATTCAGTCTGACATGAGTATCCACGTCCAGTTCGTCTATGACGAGTCGGTTTTCCGGTTTGTAATGCGGGTTGACGGTCACCCTGTCCGCGCTTCGGCCCTCACGCCGTACAAGGGCGGGTCGAGCTA